AGGCATCGGCAAGCCCTGGACATCCCACCTTGACCATCTCCCAAAGCGCTGCCGCTGGTGCAAGAGCCCGAACTGGAACCGCAAGCCGAAAGAGAAGAAGGAGAAGATTTGATGCGCCGCACTCTGTTACTACCTGCTGAACTGCCAGATCCCGGAGGCCTCTTCATCGAGCGTCAGGAACTCACGGCCGAAGGATGGGAGACCAAGGTATTCGCTCTCGCCTATGGCGTCATCACCCGAGAGCAGACGTCCATGCTTCTGACCTCTGTTGACCTGTTGGACGGAAACGATCCGCCGTGCTGGGCATTCCTCAATCTTTCGATCATCTACCGCGAGCCGAAGGATCAGCTGGAGGTTCGCCAGCTTGTCTACAGCGATCAAGAGTTAGCTCGATCGTGCAAGTGCGGCCATACTTTTGGCAAGCATGGCGAGGTTTCACCGCATCGCTGCATATTCTGCAGGGAGTGCCGAGCATTCGAAGAGGCGCTCAAGCGATCACCGGCTCCTACTGGCGAGGAGAAAGACGACGACATACCCTGGTGAGAACGTTAGTCCATAACGAAGAGGCGCTCAAGATCCTGCGCGGCCTGCAATATCGCATGGAGGGATGCGCGCGTTACTTGCTTCACGGCGCCAGCCGCGAACTCATCCGCCGATGGTGCGATGAACTCAAGAAACTCGAAACCGAACTCGACAAGGAGAACCAGTGACCCCAGATCAGATCCGCGAACTTGCCAGCCAGACCACTCAGGGCATTTCAGCCGATGCTTTATCCGGAAAGCCGTTCAACCCGGTCATGGCCAGCCTCAAGCTGCAGACCGGAACGATGTACCTGCAGGCCGAGGCCGCCGCGCACATGGCAGAGCAGACCATCCAACTCACCCGCATCGCCGATGCGCTCGAGGCTTTTGCTCCTCACGCAGTCGCCGATCGTCCCTCCGACAAGGGAGTCGAAGCCGCTGAGGCTGCCCGAGTCCAATCCGACATCGGCAAAGGAAAGTGGGAGCCCAATTGATTACCGACGATCAACTCAAAGTCCGCTTGGCCGAGTGTGAATCCTGCCTCACTCACCTGAATGCGACGGCGCATAACCTGCCAGCCGCCGTCCTCAACCGCGCCCGGCTCGATGTCGAGATCATCCGCGAGCTCATTCGACTGCGCGCCGGCAAGCCTCAATCCAAAGGGATACCAGAGAAGCTGGAGGATATTTGGTGATGCCTAATCCTTCCGAATGGTTTGAAATCGGAGAGATTGTGAAGCCATCGCTGGGCGACATCCTTGAGAACGTCCGGTGCTCCCAGTACAATGCGCTTGCTGATCTGGCCGAGGCTCACGGTTTCCGCCGCGACCAAGTGGGTGTTAGTCTGTCTGCGATCCAACCGCTTGACGGATCAACCATCAGCCTCGATATGCAGATGCCGCCAGAGCTCGCCAACATACTGATAGAGAAAGGATTCTTCAAGACTTAGGCCGCTATCAGCCGATAATCTGAATAGACCTCCATGCAGCCATACCTCAATGCGTCCAAACTGTGATCCGCCGTCTTGACCGGCTGCTCATCTCCGACCTTGAGCGCCTTTTCATCCCAGATATATCCTGGAGCCTCTCGAATGAGGTGCTCGCATTCATTGTTGACATGCAACAATCCTCTGGACATGACGCTTGAGACACGCCGTATCCCATCGAGGACATCATTGTTAGCCTCGATGACCCAGAAACCACGCGATGTCAATTCCAGTCTGAAGTCGGCAGCCGCAGGGTCCACCACAATCCGCGGTTGATTGCGCCGCATCACCCGAGACATACTCAAGATTCCGTTAGAGTCTCTATAGCCTTCCGGACTCAGCCAGGCCTGCAGATCATCAGCGTATTCTCGGCCTGTCTTCTGCCGCATTTCTTTGTTCGAGTCCCAATAATACTCTCGGTCAATCCAGAGGCCACGACCATCGTCGATCGCTTCAAGGTAGACCTGCGGGTTAGCTGTGCCCACATCACAGAAGACTAGATGGTCGACGTAACCTCCCCATCCATAAATGCTAGGGATGATCTTGTCTGCCTCATACAGATCGACTTTAGGCCAGCAATCCCGGTAGATGGCCCCCTCGGCCGCCACCCAGCGCCCGAGGATGAAGCGAAGATAAAAGACGCCTACCTGTGAAGCCTTGATCCGCCGCTTCTCATCCTCATCGATGTTCGGATTGTCGTCGAGGGTGAATTCGAGAACAGTCAGATCCGGAGCGAACTTCGGATTGTCGATGACCTCTGTCTTGAGATAGTGGTAAGGATTGTCCGGGTTCGTTGTGGCATACAGCCTCGAGCCCGTTGGCGACATGCGCAGGAAAAGCTGCATGACAAAGGATCGAGGATACTTGACGATTTCATCGCATACCGCGATGCCGATCGTCATGCCCAGGATGCTGGCGGCGGCGCCTTCGTCCTGCGCTCCCATACAGAAAAACTGCTTACCAAATAGCCAAAGTTCGCCAGACTGCTGGTTGTAGCTGTAGTTCTCTTTCCCGACGATCTCGAAAAGATCAATGAGAATGTTCTTGTAGATACTGCCTTTGTTTTTCCCGAAGATCATCCTTCGGCCATCGACGTTGTATCTGCAAAGATGGACAATCAACTTTGCAGTGCAGGCCCAAGTCTTCGAAGATCGAACCGATCCAACTAAGATGGTATACTTTCGGTCCTTCTCAGGAGGCTGCATGATGAACGCATGAGCTTTAGGGCCAAATTGGAGAACCTTAGAAGACATTCAATCCTCAATCGCTGCCTGCCTCCGTGCAGCCCACACTCGCCTCATCGATTCAGATGTTTTCCGCTTATGCTCTTCGGTTCTCTTCTTTCCAAGTGCGCCGTTCGGCCTCGGCATCCTTTTACCTTTATTATCCCTTTGCATTGGTATGCGGCCTGACCCGCATCTCCCAAAGATAGCGGCGCAAAGGGACAAACGACTCTGCCGCTCCAAAGTTCGCTTTTCGGGATTCGTTGCACTTTCAACCGCGATAGGCGACCAGCGTTACCGTTAATGCTTCATCAAACCTAATAGCAGGATCTCATCACTTCACCGCCTTCGGTGGAGCGCACATCATGCACTTGCAGCCTGGCGCGTGGGCCGGCCGCCGGTAGGCAGGCGCCGGGAGCTCCCTGGCCACGATCACCGTCTGGCCGGCCGCCTGCGCCGCGGCAACCGCCGCTTTCAGCTTCGCTGTCTTCCCGCCGCCCCTGCTGCTTGAGTCGGTGACTGTCGGCCGAAGGTCAGCATTGTGAGGATCTGCGGCTCCGCGCGCATCATTTTGCTGAGAATCTCTGCCAGTTCCTGCCTTGCGCGCTCGGCTCTTTCCAGCCACGTCCGAGCTGTGGCCGTTGCGTGATCCGGACCGACAAACCGCCGCGCTTGTTCGATCGCTCTTTCCTCTTGCTCGATGTAATGCATGAGGCTCGGTGGAAGTCCCATTCCCGGTATCCTCCGCTGAATTCATAGGGGCGAGTGGTCTCGAAGGTGGTTGAGGACCCGGCAGAGTCTGTTCGCCTTGCCGCCCAGTCGGTTGAGCGCCGCCCCTATTCCGGTCCGCGTCCTCTGAGGGAGGGTTGCCGGCTCCGACGTCTGTAATCTGTTGTAATCGCTTCGATGCCTGCTCGCCTCGGTTCAATTCACGGTCGAGCGCTGCATCTCGCGAATACCGTGTAATCAACTGACCGCGGCTGCAATTGTCTTCTTGCGCTTGACGGTCAATCAATCCAACCAGTTGCGCGTCCATTCGCACCGTAACGATCTGTGTTGTAATCGCCATGATTACAATGTAGCACCGGGCAATAACGAATACAAGCGATTACATTTTCAATCCAGATGCAGGCCCATGCTCCGCCAGGATCTCCGCCCAGAACTCTTTGAACCAGGCCGCCTGGCTCCGCACTTCATCCTCCGAGAAGAGCCAAACCAGCGGAACGACCGCGAGCCACAATACCGTAAGCCCCACTGCCCCAAACACTTTCAGCATCCCACACCGCCCGCGCCATTACTGCTCCTTGGCGCCGCCGCTGCCCTCTTCACCATTGCTCTTCTTCACTGCCGGCCCTGCCATCAGCGCCTGGAAGAATCCTTCCAGCTGCTGATTAGACTGATTGGAACTTTTTTGTGGGACATCCGATTGTCCCAAGTGCTGCTTGCCCAACCAAATCAACATCGTAGGGTTCTTTTTGTTTACTCCGACCTCATACTGCGTCCGCTTGATGCTGGCCTTCATCCGTTCCCATCCGGTCTGCATCTGAGATTGAAAGCGACGCGTGAGAGTATCTGGAGAACACCCTACAATTGCCCCTATCTCATTTACATTCAGACCAATGGCGGCAAGTTGTGAAACTTGATCGGCTTTGATCTTGAGTTTGGGCCGGCCGGTTCGTGGCATTCACGCAAATTGTCCTCTCTTTTTTACATGACCGTAAATGTCTGCTTCATTCTCTTTGCTCTGTCGGGGAAGGTCAGTTCCCGCCTTGCAAGTTCATCATCCAAGTCTTTGATTCTTCCCTGTTTACGATAGTGATTGACGAGGGATTGTAGCAGTTGACGGAGGGCGATGGCTTTCTCTTTTGCTTCAGGCGACGAATACTTCGCGTTCATGTGGCCATCGAGAAGCCTAAACCAGTGTCTAATGTGTAGGTTATATCCTTCGGCGAGGTGCGGTCTATTCATCGTGAAACCGCCATCATTGCCATTTACCAGATCACAACCGATCGCGCGAAAGTGTGCAATCCAGCGTCTTTCTGCCTCATCCCAGTCCTCAACCCATTCGATTACAGTCATTTTAGGCTGGAAACCAGCCTTTATCATGGACCGAATCCAGCATTTTCGATGGCTGTTCCCATACCTGGCTTCGCGAGGATGACGCTTGTTTCTTTCCTGCGGACTCTTCGTGATTCCTACATACCGCACGTTTCCGTGCTCGTCACTGAGCGTGTAAACAGCAAAAGTGCGCATTGCAGGGCTCACGCCTGCGCTTCGCGCAGGAGGCCGTAACCAGCCCAGCGTTCAAGCTGAAAGATGTTTGGATCGCCTAAGAGTCCTGCCAGCCCTCGGGAATCGTTGGCTGTGAGATCGCAGGAAGTGGCTTTGGACTTGGATGGTTCGACGGAGGGAAGTTCTGGGGGAAGAAGTTGAAAGATAATGGCGGTACGTCCTTTTTTTACTATCGATATTCTCTTGACTTTATTCAACTTAGCCCGCGTTTCGTATGCCTCGGCCTCCCTTGGATCATCGATCGTGAAGAGGTGCTCGCCGTCGCAATTGCGAACGCTGTATCGAATGGGTTTTGACAATGGATTTTCCTCTGCAACCGGGCCGTGGAATCGGTGGCCGTCCGCTATGGGGTGATTACGATTACCTATCCTAGCGATTTCGAAGGATTTGTCAAGTGGTGAATTTACCGATTAGGTACATTTGAATCCTGTCGAGATCATCGATTCAACCCCATTGGTCCACAATGCTGCGCTGCGCGCCCATCCCCCGGTTACACCGGGATGAGGAATGGAATACGAGTCCTGCCGCGCTTGCAGAAAGCGAAGGCCCGGCTGGCGCCGAGCCCTCACCTCGCGCGGACCGGACTCGAACCGGCGTGTTCCGGTGACGCGGACCTCTTGATCTCTCAAGCCACCCAACGCCACCGGCTGCATTGCCACTCTGCCACCGCTCGAGCTTCCATCTTAGTCCTTGGCGCTCTCGTACTTCAAGATCCAGTCGACGACCGCCTCGCTCCATCCGTCGATGTGGACCCATTCGCGGTATCCGATCCCGTTCTGGTCGCTGGCTACGTTGATGAAGTATCCCTTCGATTCCGGCCTGGGACCGGTAATCGTCTGGTGCGACTGCTCATCGGTGATGACGATGCAGCGGTCGTAATTCAACGTTCCAGCCGCGAGGAGCGCATTTTGGGTATTGGTTCCACCATGCTCTGTGGCTCCCTTGATCGCATCGCGAAGCGCGAAGCCGCGGCGCGGAGGGATCACCTTTGCGCTACCCGAGAACACGACGATCTGGACGTGCTCGCAGATCTCACGCAACAGCATAGCCAGCGCGCAGGCCGCTTCCGACCTGTCGATCTCCGACTTTGCCGACACCGGCGTCCCGTACATCGAACCAGAATTGTCGACGACCAGGACGGTGTTTCCTGCCAACTTCTCCGAAGATTCGAGGCAGCGGAACATCGCCTGCTCGAGCTCTGGCTCCATCTGCGGCGCGTACTTGGCCGCCGAGATGAACCGGAACGGCAGCACGCGGTCCGTCTTCATACCGGCAAGCGCGGCGCGCACGGTCGCCTCGGGCACACCGGCCTCACGCATCCCGCGCAGGTTGCGCAGGAGTGCCAGAGCACCGAGCTTGCCCTCGGAGATAAGACGCTCGAAGGTCTCTCTCTTGTCCTTGCCGGCCGAAAGGTTCACCTCCCAGGTGTCCGGCGCCTGCAGCGTCTTGTCTACAAGTTGCTTCCAGATGGCCGCCTGCTCTTCATCCTTCGGCTTCGCATGGCATAGGAAGAGAACGTCTCGCAGCTTGACCGCCGCAGAGTCTGCATTCCACTTCCCGAGTTCGTAGGCGTTGAACTTTTGGAAGGCCGCGGCCAGGCCCAGCTTCATCTGGTGCGGAAGCATGGTCCGCTTGCCATTCACCTTCCAGAACAGCGAGATCAGCTCACCGAGTTCGTCCGGCCGTTGGATCACTCGAGCGATCGCGCCGGCGATCACCGCGCGCGTCTTCTCTGTGTTGGCGCGGATGAGCGAGACCAGGAGCAACAGCGGAACATGCCGCAGCTTCATTGCGGTCCTGGCCTCGCACGCAACCTCCACAACCGTCTGCGCGCCCGTGGGCATCTTGAGGACTTCGGCAATTTCGCTTTGGATCCGGTCCGCGATCGAGACGCCGTCCTCGTAGAACTGATCTTCAAAAAGTAGGTTAGCCATGACGGACCGGCAGAGTTGCTGGACCGGGTTGATGCGAACGGCGACCGCGCCTTCATGGGTCCGCGGTGCCGGCGTCTTTACTGCCACATTGGTACGCATTCGATTTGCCTCTCTTCAAGGTTGACGGTGAACGCAAGAAAGCCCGGCCTTTTGAGGGACCGGGCTCTCAGGAACTCTGGCGGAACAGGCTTGACGGTATTTTTTGGAGAAGTAACCGTCAATTCACCAGCCAGAACTGAATCGACAGGAACAAGCGATCCGGGCTTTTTAGGCTGCTGCTCTAACCGACTGAGCTACGTTGCTTACGCAACGGCTGGATTCGAACCAGCGACCTGCGGCGTGATAGAAGTATCCGAATCAACACCATGCCGAACCTAAGAGCCTAGAACAATTGGCAGCGCTGCTTTTTCCAGGAAGTAAGCGCCGCACTCACTAAGGCTCAGAACTCCGTCGAGGAACAAGCGCCTTCGGGATGGTTTCTGTTCAAGAGAAGTACCCGGAGGCTTCACCATCGACGAATCAGAGCATAGCACCGTCCCATTGGGAATGCAAGAGGAAAACTGCTCTATTTGTGAGAAATTATTGAACGGTACGGAACTGCGCGTCTTCGAGCCGGATCAGGCCCATGTCCAACATGACCCGGTGGCCGCGGCATACCCAGTCGACTGCCAGCGGCCTCGAGTAATCCTCATGGTGCGCCTCGATCGGTGAGGTGGCCTGGCAGAAGATGCAGGAGCCTCTGACCACCTTGCCGCGCTTGATGTAGATGTGAAGATAGGTCCGGCAGTTCGACTTCTTTCTCTGAGCGTCGGTCTGCTTATGCTCCTGGCGCCAGCGCCGCATCCGCGCCGCGTGACACTCACCGCAGAGCCTCTGGCCACTCCTGGCCGGCTGGCCGCACGGACATAGACCTTTTGCCATGGAATCACTATACAACGTGCTACAAGCTGTGAAACACTCAGGCGGCCATGGCCTCTTGAAATTCGAAGCCGAGATGACGAGGCTGGAAGGCCTCGTCGAGGATGAGAGTGTCCGGCGCATGGAAAGTGTTCCGCTGCTCAGGCATGTCAGGCCAATGAATCTCAGCCTTGCCGCGCCGATCGAAACTCATGACGCATCCCGGCTCCCCGGCCACGCAATTCCTCAGATAAACCCTGGCACCGAGTTGGAGTGTGACATCCATCACAAAGATAGGATGCACCAGTTCCAATGGGGTGTCAAGCCAGGTCTCCGCGCTTTGGGATCTCTGATCCATC